AAGTTATCAAAGAAGACACAATTAACAAATGGGACAAATTAGGGTTCCTAGATGGTCTTAAAGGACACATTAAAGAAAATATGGCGCAATTGTATGAAAACCAAGCGTCACATTTGATTAACGAGGCGGCATCAACAGATAGTTCAGGTTCTTTCGAAACTGTAGTTTTCCCTATCGTAAGACGTGTATTCTCTAAATTATTGGCTAACGACTTAGTTTCTGTACAAGCTATGAACTTACCTATCGGTAAATTGTTCTACTTTGTACCTAAAATTCAGTCTTACCAAGTAGGTGGTACAAACGCTGCTGGTGGAGGTATTCACTACGGTGCTATTGGAGCACAAAACGGACCAACAGTTGCAGAAGCACAAGCTGGTTACGGAGCAAATGACAAAAACCTTTACGATAGATTTTATGAAGGTAATGAGGCAACATTAGACCCGGCAGGTTTATTCGACTATTCTAAAGGTTCGTTTTCTTCTATCACTAAAAACGCAACTACAGTTGCTTGGTCTAATGGTGTTATGGTACCTACAGCTTACACTTTAACAGGTGGTCAAGTTGCCGCTACAGGTGCTGACGGAGGTCCAGTTTATAGAAAAGCATTAATCGTAATGTCAGGATTCTCTTCTGCAGGTGCTGGTAAATTAATCGGACCTGATGGACAAGAAATGGACAACGAATCATTCCTTTCTGATTTAAGAGTAAATGCAGTAACAACTGCTGGTGGAGCATTCTCAGGAATGGGTTCAGGTGACTTGTTATTTAGAGTTGTTACTCAAAAATATGGTAAAGGTATCGTACAATACGGTTCACAACAAAATACTACATTCTACAGTGGTTCTTACCCTGGAAATGGTGGAGCGTATGATAATTTATGTGACGCTACAGGTTTAATCTATTTAGAAGTTGACTTACAACAACCATGCTCTATTGGTGTAGCATCCCTTGATGGTTATTCAGGATTAACATTAAATATTGCTGGTACTGCAACTGCAGGTTCACAATTTACTTGTACTTTCAGAGTATACCAAGAATTAGAATTCGAAGACAAAATTGGTGAGGTTTCTTTTGACCTTGAGTCAGTTACTGTATCTGTTACAGAAAGAAAACTAAGAGCACAATGGTCTCCTGAATTGGCACAAGACGTTTCTGCATTCCACAACATCGATGCTGAAGCTGAATTAACAGCTTTATTATCTGAGCAAGTTGCCGCAGAAATCGACCGTGAAATTTTACGTGACTTACGTAAAGGTGCGGCTTGGAACTTACGTTGGGATTACAACGGATGGAAAAGAGGTACAACGGCTAACCCATTAACACAATACACTCAAAAAGATTGGAACCAAACTTTGTTAACTGCGGTTAACCAAATTTCGGCACAAATCCACAAATCTACATTGAGAGGTGGGGCTAACTGGATCGTTGTTTCTTCTGAAATCTCTGCAATCTTTGATGATTTAGAATACTTCCACGTATCTAACGCGGCTCCTGAGCAAGATCAGTACAACATGGGTATTGAAAGAGTTGGTACATTAGCAGGACGTTACCAAGTATACCGTGACCCTTACTTCCCACCAAACACAGTTTTGTTAGGACACAAAGGAACATCTTTACTTGATACGGGTTATGTTTACGCACCGTACGTACCTCTACAATTAACTCCTACAATGTATAACCCATTCAACTTTACACCGATTAAAGGTATAATGACAAGATACGCTAAGAAAATGGTTAACAACCGTTTCTATGGTCGTATCACAGTTGATGGTGTTAGAACATTTGACTTAAGAGAATTGAGATAATCAATTAAAATACGAATAAGAAAAAGGTCAGAGAAATCTGACCTTTTTTTATTTTAAGATATTTATTAGTATGGGTAAGAAAATAAATGAAGCAACCGTCACTGGTGGGTCACGAGGTAGTTATATCGCACCGTTATTACCGGGTGAAAGATATTTTAAAAAAAATGTTTTAGGACCATTTACTGAACCAGTCTCAAAATACAAAAGTCCTGATTTAGGATATGATTCATATGATGGTAAGATGGAAAGAAATAAAAAACAGATAGGTAAGGAAGAAAAAATTGCAAAAAAAATTTATAACTATATAAAAAATCACCCACAGTCAACTTTAAGTGATGTTGAGGGTAACCCAATAAATCAATTTCCAGGAAAAAATAAAAACATTGTACCGATTAAAGAATGGGTTGAGTTAGATAGTATTAATTTAAACGAAACGACCACATCCACAAGTGCGGGACTATATAATGGACCAATCGCGATAGGTTTAAAAAAATGGAAAGATTCGGAGTTGGCTCCATTCACTAATTTTGTTGATTCTGAATTTAATCATAATAAAAAACAAAAAACACTTAAAAATAATAAAAAGGGATATGTCGGTCATTGGGAACCAAATTCTGACGGGTCTTACAAATTAAATAACCACGATGCTCACGTAATAAATGAAGATTTAGCTGTATGGTTCGGAACAAAGAAAAAACCTAAGGGGTCTAAACAACCAAAAGGACCTTGGGTTAATATTTGTAGGAAGGTAGATGGTAAACATCCTCCGTGTGGGAGACCTGACACTAATAAAGGGGCATATCCTAAATGTAGGGCTGTTGGTGTTGCTGGTAAAATGAGTGATTCGGCTAAGAGAGCTGCATGTGCACAAAAAAGAAAGGCAGAGAAAAAAGATACTCAAACAGGTAAAGGTCAAAAACCAATTATGACTTCATACAAACCAAAAAAGAAAAGGACCCAAAATGAGTCCTTAGAAAAAATTATTAAAAATATTTTAAGTTCATTTTAACAGTAAGTCCCTGAGCATTGTTTTTTACCGTCTAACCCTTTAATTTTTCCTTTACAAACTTGAATCGCATAACCATTGGCGTACGCACTTGGATAAACATCATACTTAGCTTTAGCCGCTGATTTACCCCTAGCACAAAGTTTTGTACCAGTTTTTTTACGACCTTCTTGCATTACCATATTTTTATCATCAATATTCATTGATAGTTCCATACCATCTCTTTTTGATTCATTCATAATAAAATCAAAAACTTGGTCCATGTTATTTTTTGCTTCTGAAATGTGGTCTTGAGCCCAATCGTGACCATTATCTAAAATACCCTCAACCATTTGTCGGTCTAAGTCTAATAATAAATCACATTGTCTTCTCATTTGTTCTAAATTAGAAAAGAACATATATCTGTTTGACCTCATATTGTGGTCTTCTTTTAAAACTTTTTTAATAATTAAATCTAAATTTCTCATAACTATTTTTTATTAACAATTTGGAACTGTAGTGTCCTTTTATATGTATCAGTATTTCTATCTGAAATTACTTTTATATCTACAAAATATTCATTTGGTATTTTATCTGTTGTGTCAAACATAAAATAATAACTATCATTTGTTTTATTTACTCTAGTCCAATCTTGAACTTGGACCTCTGTATTCGCACCCTCCCTAACATATATTCTATAGTATGCTTCAATATTGTCTAATATATGATTAGAAGTGTATGCCTTTTTAATAGTTATATTAACTTTTCTAATATCTGTATTTAATATTTTTTCGTTTTGCTTAATACCATCAAAACTAAAACCGTAAAGTTTTGGGGTTTGAGTAGATGTACCAATAGTATAATTACCACCTCTTTCTAAAACAACAAATTCATTTTCCACGTCCGTTATTGCTACCCCATTCACGTAAAGTCCTCTCCATAAATCATAGAAAACACAAGGTATCGTTGTTGGTATAAAAGAATTGACAGCCACTTTATAAACACCCTTAGTTACTCTACATGTTGTTAATCCTGTAAACCCAACAACTGGGTCACCATTACCATCTAAAATATCTACAACCGGGTTACTATCTAAATTAACGGCATTACCGTTTTGATAAACATATAAATATAAATTATTGTTATTACCCGCATAGAATGAGTTCCTATCGTCTAAAATAAGGTCATTGTAGGAGGTTTCTAAGAAAGGTTCATAGAATGTCTGTGTGTGGGGCGAAAAGAACCCTACAGAGTAGTTTTCACTCATTCCTGAAAGGTTCTCTACCTGAGGGTAGAACGCAATAATCCATCCTGTTACACCTGTTAAAGATCCATTTAAGATATTATTAATTTCAGTAGACATATTAAACTCAATATCTTCATTACCAAATTCAAAATGTTGGGTGGCCACAACAGTGAGTGCGCTATACCTTAATCCGGTTAATCCTGTAATTGAGTTTGTATTGTCATATAATCCAGGAGTTGACCAATCATTGATTGTCGTTCTTTCAAACCAATTTGATGGTCTTGTTGAAAATGACCTATCATTTAAATTGGTGATTCCAAAATCATAATAGTCATACCCAACACCACTATCCCAAGATTGTGCTGTCCCCGTAGAACCTGAATATTTTGGAATTCTTAACAAAACTAAATCAAACGAAGTTGCTCTTCTTCGACCTTCTGATGTTGTGTCGTTTAATAATTCTTTATCGAAAAAAGAAGTATTGGTCATTCTTAATGTGTGTGTTAGTGTGTTGTTACATCCACCTGATATATAACCTTGAGAAATGTTTTGTGTTAGTCCTGTTAAATCTAAACTGAATAGGTAACGACTAAACCCTATTGGTGCTGATGAATTATTTGCACGACCATAGAATAACTCTACAATTGGGTTTCTACCTGTATTTGTATATGAGTTGTAAATTATCGTATCAGACTTATCAAAGTAAGATTTATAAATTGACATATTAACTTTTATATATAAATACTTAGTTAATTCGAATATTACTATTTAAAACTTTTTGATAAGCTTCTTGCATTCTTGCAAGTAAATCGTCGGTTGAAAGTCCGTCTAATGTTACTGACGATGGAGGTAACAATGGATAAGGGTGAACGTGAGTTAAACAAAATCTTACTATTAATTCCATAAGTTGCAAGAGTTCCTCACCTCTGACCATTGAAGATGTATTTGGTTCTATATTATCCACAATTTTTGGTTGGTCTATACCGTATACCGTGTTTGAAAGGTCAATTTTTTCCTTACCTGGTATCTCTGAATCGTGTGAAAGTAAATAAATAGTAGAGGCGCCAAGCAAACCAACCGTGTTATCAACTAATTCTGATTTTGTTGGTGCGTAGGCTTCTCTTGAAATTGAAAAAGGTAATTCTAAAGAAAGTTTAGAATCTAAAACTAAACCATACCCTGGTGTGAAGTCTGTCGCAGAAATTTTAATCATTGACATTAGTTTTGACATATTTGCAGATGCTATTAAATCACCTGTACCTGTAAATTTAGTTGTAAGGTCTAAAATTTTCTTGCTAGGTCTATAATAAAACGGAAATTGTTCATTTTGTTTTAGGTTTGGTTGTAATAAAGTTTGAGATGGGTTAGTTATAATACTTTTTAACCTCTCGTTGATTTCTCTTGATAAGTTTTCAAAATTTAACCCAATTGGGAGATTAATCATTCTAATTAATCTTACTCCATTCGTTGTTCCTGTTAAATCTATATTTGTATTTACATCAAAGTTAGACGTTAGAGTTAAAAATGTATTACTATCTGTTTTAAGTGCATATATATAAATGCTTGCGGTAAATGCCGAAAATTGATTTTCAGGATTAATTATATCATATTCTATTAAATATTTAATAGGTATTTCGTTTTTAACCAATCTTGTTTTTACCGTAGGTTCTCCGTAACTTATTTTAGAACTATATTTAGATAGTTGTAAAAATGCTCTAGTGTCATCGGCAACAGGAATTTCACCATTTGAGAATTTTTTATGTTTTCCTGCTCTTAAAAGTAACTCTTCATTTTTAATAATTAAATCTGCGGAATCCCTACCATTTATAGAGATGTCAATTGGTTCGACAAAAACACCTTTAGAATCTTCTTGTTTAAAAGTTCCGTTTTGATTCTTTATTGGTGGAATATTTTGAGTCGAATTAACATATCCAGAATTTAATCTTGTCTTAGATGACGATTGGTCTTCATATTTTATAGTCGTAGGTGAAGAATAAGTCCCTATCATGTAGTATTTATTTCTATCGGTTTGACTAATTTTGTTATAGTAAAAT